CCTCGGTGCTGGTGGTCGCCGTCGCGATCGTGAAGTCCGTGCCGCCCGTAAAGCCGGGGACGGCGACGAAGGTGGAGTTGTCATTCGACTGCTCGACCTTCAGGACCGACGCGAACGTGGTGGCCGCGTTGGCCGCACGCACCGCCGCGAAGCTGACGCCGTCGTACCCGAGGGTGTCGACGGTCAGGGTCACGGCCGAACTGCCGACCGAGGCGGGGAGGGCCACCGCCATCTTTTCCATCTGTGCATGGATCATTGCTCTGGATGCTCCTGTGAGAGGTCTAGTGGGGTAGATTCAGGTTCAAGACGCGGCGGTCTTGAGGGCGGTCACGGGGCCGGCGATGTCAGTCCCGGACGGGTCTTTCGTGCCGAGGGTGTGATGGACGATGTCGAACCGCATCGTGCCCTGGAGGAGCAACTGATCGGTCGTGGCGTAGACTTGGTCGTACATCCGCACCGAGAAGTCCCGGCGACGAGCGTAGATCGAGGACAGGCCAAGGTTGGCGAAGAGAACCTTGACCTTGCCGGTGTCGGCACCGAGGGTCGAGTCCATCACATGGACGAGGTTCACGGGGAAGCCGAGGAACGTCTCGTTGACGCCACCGCCGACGCTCTCGACGGTGTTACCGCCGGCAGCGTAACGGAGACGAGCCATCGAGGACGCGAAGCCGGACGGGCTGATGTACCACTGAGCACCGCTGCGGGCGTAGAGCGGCATCTTGCCGATGACGTTCACAAAGTCCGCAACCGTCAGAGTCTCAAAGCCGGTTCGGCCCGTACCCGCAGTGACGACGCTGGCGGTCTTCGTACCGTCGTTGATCTTCGGCACGACGCCAGTGATCCCGCCCGAACCGGAGGTTGAGTCACCCGTCCAGCCGCAGATGTCGATCTTGTAGGCCAGCGAGGTCGCGAATTCGGTGGCGACTGCGTCGGCCAGCGAGATCAGGGCGTCCTCGACCACTTCCGTCGACATCCGGGTGCCGACCGCCAACTTCTTGGCGACCAACTGGACGTTCGCGTAGGTCGGCCCGCTCTCGGTGACGGCAGTGCCTTCACCGACGAAGTAGGCCGTGGTGCCCGTAACACGCTTCGGGATGATCATCGTGTCGCGGCTCATCGTCACCTTCTCGACGCCCGAGGCGGCGAAGGTGCCGTAGTTTTCGACAAGACGAATCACGCGGGCAGCAAACTCCTCCGGGACCAGAACGCCACCGGCCGAGTTGCTGTTCTCGCCGAGGGCACGGTTCTCAACGCCATGCTCCTTGCACCATCGGATGTCGTCGGCGTTCTTGAACACCGCCGCCCGCAGCCATCGGCCACAGCGGTAGGCGCTCTCGACAGCCTCGGGGCCGTCGTTGAAGGCCGAGAGTTGCGAGTGGTGCGGAGCGATGCCCCGAATCTCCATCTTCTTCGGCTCGTCCTTGATCTCGGCCACGGGGGCCGCGGCAGGGGCCGGAGCGGCCTTCTCGACGACCGAACGGAGTTCGGCTTCCTTGGCGGCGATCCGCTCCTCGAATTCGAGGTCGGTCTTCACCTGATCGGCCTGGGCCGACAGAGAGAGAAGTTCCTTGGTCTGGTCCGCGCTGCGGTCCTCGACCGAGGTGAGTTCGGACATGCGGGCCGAGATGCCCGCAGCACGCTCCTGAAGACGCTTGAGATTGCTCGCCATGATTGGCCTTGCTCCTGTTGAAGCCGGCCAAACGCGAATATGCGGCGGCCGGCGGGTGTGTTGTTCCCGCTAGCGCGCCGCGCCGTGAATCCTCACGTCGCTCGCACTGCCCTACGCGACATCCATCGCGTAGCACTGTGTCTCTACTTGTAGATTAGCGTTACTGCTTGCTCGCTTGCAAACGAGTGCGGAGCAAGACAGCGTTTAGTTCCGCCAACTTGATCTGCGCGGCGAGCCCGTCGTCGTTCGCCGGCGTCTCTTCGACGACCTCGGCGACATTCGTCTCTTCGGCGACAACTGCCTCTGCCTCTGTTGCATCTTCTGCAACAACTGCCTCTGAACGCTTTGATTCTTCGCTCATCTTGCCCTCGGGGATGACCCACAACTTGCAGATTCCATTCTCCGAGATGCTTCCCTGCACCACCTCGCACGCACCGGCCTCGAAGAAGATGCAGTTGCTGCACTTCATGCCGCGTTCGGCGAAGGGGCTGACTTCGATGTAATGCGATCCGGCTGGGCCGCCCTGCGGCCACGGTCCGTACTCGTCGACAATGTCTTCGAGCGACTCGGCGTAGGCGAGGTTCGCGGGAGAGAGCGTGCCGTAGTCGGCATCGTCCTCGTCCTCGACGCCTTCCATCTCGCGCTTCTCCGACGACATCTGCGCGACTTTTGACTCACTCCAGCGCTGGCCGGCGGCCCCCGCCCAGAGCAAAAACGCCACAAAACCCGGAGTCTCATCGCCGGCCTTGTCCCAGCCAGCCTTCTTGTCGACCTTGTGGCGAGCGTGCCACGCCCGCATCTTGACGACCTTCTCTTTGGTCAGGTTCTCGCGGGAGGCGATCCTTCGAGCCCACGAGATCGTCGCCGGCACGAGGCCGTCGCCGCCGCGGCCATCTTCGTAGAGTTTCAGGCCACGCCGGCAGGCCGCAGCCATGCCAGCCGTCGGCTTCAGGCTGACGTCGCCCTCGGCCCGATAATCTTCGACGTCTTCGATGCTCGTTGCCTCTTCGACCTCGACGGGCGCGGCAGAAGCGGCTGCCCGACGCTCGCACCACTTCTCGCCGCTGTCGCCGCCGGCCAGGAGCCACTCGACGTAGGCAGGCGAGGTAGACCAGTTGACGGCTCGGGCTGCGGCAGCACGCTGATGCACCTCCGCGAGGTAGGAAACCTCCTCGACAGAGACGATTTCGCGGTTCACCAGCCGCTCCGAGATCACCAGAAGCCTGGAGTCGATGTCATCCCGCTTTTCGGCGGCTCGAAGGCCACGCCGGGCGGCGTTCGCCATCGTCTGATTCGGCCGGAAGTTCTCGCCAAGAGCGATTTCGAGGGCTCGACGACTCACCACGACGCTGGATGCGTCATAGGCGGGGCGAACGACGGGGCCGACGTCCTCAAGAAGGCCGATCGAGCGGATTTCTCGCCGCTTCATCCCCTTCTCGTCGGTGCTCCAGATGTCGCCAGCGTTCTTTCTGACCGCGAAGGCGAATGAAGACCCGGTGACGAGTCGCTCTTTCACCATTGTTGCGACATCTTCGGCGTCACGAGTCGCCGGCAGCGACATTTCGTACCGCAAGCCGTAGCCATCGACCGCCAACTTGAGCGATCCGTTGCTGGAACGGGCGAGTAACTTGTTTTTGTCGTGGTTGTAGAGCCCGAGAACGTCAGGTTTCGACGAAAGAACCTCGTCGAACGCATTCGGATGAACGGTTTCGATGAACCCGCCCAGATTTCGGCTCTCGGAGTTGAACACGGCCCCGTAACCGACGATTGTCGGCCGCTTTTCGCCGTCTCCGGCGTCTCGATACTCGACCGTCGCTTCCGAAAGCGTGATCCGGCGTTCAATTTCCTGCGTTGACATCGCCCACCTGATTTGTGAGGTAGTTTTCGAGCCCAATCTGGCTGATCACCAGACGAATTGCCTCGATATTCGCCATCGAGTCTTCACTTCCACGACGTAACTTCGCGAAAAGTTTGGCCGAGGTGCTGTCTCCGAGAGTCGTGCAAAGCAGGAACCCTGCTTGCTCCGCGTCTGCGGCGACTACATCGGTGTCGTAGTTCGAGTCGAGGATGCCCTCGAAGTCGTGGCGAGGCCACGAGAGGTGATCGAAGTCGGTCGCCGGGGCAGCGTCGAAGAATTCGAGCCGCTCGGAGAGTGTTTTGATGTGGCCGCGCTCCTCTGCGGCGTAGGCGGCCCACACTTCCGCCAGTTTCCCGTAGCCCCAGCGGCCAAAGTGAGTGGCCTGGAGGTCATACATCTCGGCCTGACCCCAATGGAGCCGGAGCGAGAGTTGTAGTGCTTCGACAACGCCGTTAAGCGGGGCTGGCATTGGTGGTATCCCCGTGTGCTTCGTACCAAGTTTCAATTACGGTTTCGTATTTCTGTCCGCTTCGATGACATCCCAGAAGAATGTCCTTCGAGCGACCCATCCACGATACCACGAAAGATTCAATGTCGCGGCCAGTAGCATTGGCGGCGTCGCGAAGTTCCGCGCACATCCGCGTCTGCATCTGATCGAACCATGCGGTGAGTTTCTCGGGCTTGTTGCGTCGCTCGATGATGCCGTCGGCCTCGGTGGCGGCGAGGCGTCGAAGGTTCGTGCGGAAGATGACTTCGTTCGTGTCGATGCTTCGAGGCTCCGATGGCTCGGCGTCCTGGCCGGCACCTTGGCCGTCGACAAGTTCGTTGCCTGATGGCTCTTCTTGCTGCACCGGAGGTGCTGCCTTCCCCTGATCCTGGCCGGGCTTTTGGCCGGTCGGGTTCTCGACGGTGAATGCGTCGAGGAGTTGCATATTTACCTGAACGAACCGCTTCTTTCCGAGACCGTTCGGCAGCGGGTTGTAACCGATCGCAGCCCGGTACTCGTCGACGTCGATGGCACCGTTATTGAACGCCTCGCGAAGGAACTGAGCCCGCGCCTGATAGTCGCCGGCGAGGAGAGCATTCGTGTCGAACGAGACGAAGTAGTTCTTGTCGTCCACCACGAGGTCGCGCCGGCAGGCCATTTCCCAGCGTCGAAGCCACGGCGTGAGCGAGAAAGTCACGAAGTCGATGGCCGATTGTTCGGCAGTCGAGAAGCGGACGTTGCTGAAATCACCGATCAAATGAGGGGGCACGCGGTAGACGCGGCTGACGTCCTCCAACTGAAAGCGTCTGGTGGTCACCAACTCGGCAGACTGATTGTCGACCGGGTCGTTTTTCTTGTGGAAGCCATACGGCATGACGACAGTTTTGAATGCTTTGTTCGGCCCCTGATGAGCCTCGTCCCATTGCTGTTTGAAACGCTGAATAGCCTCGGGCTTGTGAGGCTGGTCGGTTTCGATGTAGGTGCCCGCCTGGGCTCCGTTCCCAAAGAATGACGACGAGTGCAGTTCCGTCGCCCTGGCGAGGCCGATCGCGTCGCGGGATAGGGTTGTGGG